CATCATTATCAAATAGAACAATAATCTTTTGATAATGTCTTACAAACTCACTCATAGCTCTCTCACCTATCATAGTATTCTCACTGTCCGGAGCAATTGCTTCAATATTATTAATACCTAGTCTATTAAAACACATTAGATCTTTAAGAGAAGAAGTAATCAGTAGATATTTACTTTCATACTTAAGCTGATCCATACCTTGGATATAATTCTCAACCTTTATAAATTTCTTATCTGGTACCTTGGGCATGTAAATTTTGTATAAACTCCCATCATTTCTAAAATAACCATAAGTAAAAGGCTTTTTAAATACAAATGAAGTTATAGTACCATCTGTTTCTGTTTTTTCCATTGTAAAGAAATCTAAAGGAACAACATTATATCTATCAAGCATGTTAGATCCAATCTTAAAACCAATCCAGTAATCTTTATCTAAACTATTCCAGTGCCTCATCTCATAATCCACAACCTTAAACTTGTCATGTATTACTATTTCTCTCTTCTCAAGTACTGTATTGTTTTTAAGATATGCTTGATAGTCATTCATTATCTTCTTAGCTGCTTCACCTGGAGTCAGGTTATACAACTGCTGAATCAAATTCCATGAGCTACCCTGATTACCTGAAGAAAAATCTTTGTGCTTATATCTATTAGATACAACATCAAAATAAATAAACATAGAAGGAACTTTATCCTTTGAGTTAAATGCAGAAAGCATTTTTATATCTTGACCTGTAAGTTTTTCTTTTAGGTTTAAATAATATTCATAAATCCATTCATCCGGTACATCTTTTATATCAGATATCAGTCCTTTGGTTGAAATCATAACACATAATTAAATAAAAAAGGGGCCAGAAGTATTAACTGACCCCTCTTGACTAGTTTAATTAGTCTAAGCTGAAATCAGTAGAAGTTTTATTTGGGATAGTTAAATCATCATCATCTCCAAAATTCTTAACTTCTTGCACTTCTTGTTTCTTTAAGTGAATACTTTCATCAAAAGTTAATACTTTACCATCTTTAGTACTACCATAAGCATACTTACCTTTGTCTGCTTTTGGAAGATACAAGTTGTAGTTAGTATAACCATTCTTGTCAACATATTCTCTACCTGCAACACAGAAGTTTAAATAGATATCTTTAAACGGTGCAGATTTATTGAAAGCAATTACAAAGTCATCAATAGTAGCATGTAAATCATCTTGGCTATCAAACCAACTAGAAATACCTAGGTTGTTGCACAGACTTTTAAGAAATATCATTAATGATCTATCTCTCTCAATCTTAATTCCACCTTTAGTAACACCATCAGCAAAAGCATACATACTTGCTTTTACTTTACCTACTTGACCTGCATGTCTTCCTAAACTTTCATTGTCTTTATCAAAAAGAAATCCTTCAAAACCATCAATTGGCTCAGTTTCTACATGTAAAAGCAAATGCTTTGCACCTTCAATAAAGCTAAAATCTTCAAGCTCCAGCTTGTTAATTTTAAGTGTAACATTTCCAGGTGAAATTGTTTTAGGAAGCCCTCCGCCTCCACTAGTTACTAGGTCTTTTGTACTTAATCCCATTGTTATTTATTTTAATTATTAATGAATACTTTGTCCCATGAAGTTGTTAAAACTCCACTCTCTGAATCTGTAATTACTATCTCTTGATTTCTCAAATGATCTGGTCTTGCACCGCAAGTTACTTCTTCACTAGTTTTGAAACTTAAAATAGTTTTGTTTCCTTTTCTATACATATAACCAATTGCATCAGCATTTGCACAGATTAAAGATTTGATTTTACCTGTCAAATCAATGTTTGCAGACATAACCATCTCACCTTTATCATCAACTACCTTGTCTTTAATGTGACCAGATAAAATAATGTGGGGTGCTAAGGTATCAATAAAATCTAAAACCTGGAAAAATGCTTCACGGATATATAAATATCCAGCACCATTTGGCAATGTAGAAACAGTATCACCACTGAAACTTTTACCCATTGGAGTATTCTTATACAGCTTAATTGCAAGCGGCATAATCATAGTCTCTAATGCAGTCACAGTATCTATAGTAACATACTTATAGGGTTTACCTGCTTCTTTAATTGCTTTACCGGCATCTAATAGCTCTTGTAGACTATTAACTTTAATCTTAAGAGCATCTACATAATCAGAACCATTTTCTAAATCTATAATCAGATTGTTTTCTAATCCTGCAAATGCAGTTGTTTTACCAGTCTTTGGCTTTGAATAAATCAGTAATCTCTTTGGATTAACCTGAGTTGCCTTTACTTTACTTGTTGGAAGTACTATACTCATATTTCACTTTTTGTATGTTTTTTAATCAAATCATTCAGCCAAGGCTTAGCACTTACCGGTTCCATTAGCATAATTGCTGCTAAATCTCTAATAGTTGCTTCACTTAAAGGTACATCAGCAATTTCTACATTGTCTGTATCTGCCTCTACTTTTAAATCAGAACCAACTTCTGCCTCAAAATCAGGAAATAAAGACTGTTGTAATCTTGGCAGTTTGATATTTTCAACTGCAGATTCAGCAGGAGCAGTACCCGCATCTTTTCTTTTCTGATATACATTATAAGGTATCTCAGTTCCGTCTTTAAGAACAGCACGCAATTCAGTTACAGGAATAGTATAAAGTTTATAAGGCTCACCTTTATAGTTTACACCTTCTTTCATCTCATACTCTTCTCCATAATAAGGATTGTTTCTGTACTTAAATAATTGTCTATCAGAATTAAAAGGCACAATATCAATTACATTGTCTTTTTCATCTTTAACATTGTCATAAAACTCTATGTATATATCAAGCTCCTTAGTTATCTCAGACGCAAAAAGCTGAAATTGCCTTTCTGCTTTACCTTTTACAAAGTAAGCGGTCTTAATAACAAATGTAGGATCTGCTATTCCATGAGCTCTAAATGTCTCCAAGTGTTCTGCAAAAAACTCTTTTTCTTTTTCTTTTCTCATACTCTATTTACATTTTAAATTGATACTTTTTTTGTAGCTTGTGCCGGTGTGTCTATCTCTACAATCCTCATGATTGTTCTGTCTAGCTTAAAGAAGCTCATCCTTGTGGTACCATTTCTAGATTTCAGAAAATGAAAGACTAATAAGTCTTCATCATTTATAATATATCTATCAGGACCATACTGTCTTATTTTTCTTAGAGAGGGTTTATTTATACCTAAGACTACATCCGCATGCTGCAATAAAGCATCTGACCCATATATATCTGAATCCAATACATAATTTCCATACTCCCCATCCCTCTGTCTCTCTACATTATCTATGTTTCTGTTAAGCTGACTTAACACTACAAAAGCTACCGGATAGTTTTTTTTCATCATAGTGAGTGCCTTGCCTAATGCTGAGAGCATCTCAAAGTCATCCTTTTGGTTCTTGGCTTTTGCAAATAATGTTGAGTGATCTATACCTACAAGCATATTCATATATGTTCCATCTGGTTTCTTAAACTTTTCCATTTCATAATGAATAGTTGCACACATTTCATCAACATTACAAGTGTCATATAGAACTCTAGTAATATCATTTTCTACAGATTTCTCATAATACTCAACACATTTGTCATAGATTGCTTTATCCACCTTCACTCCATCTTTACTCATTAATGTATTGTAATCAGCACCGGTTTCTAAACTAAGTTTTCTTACTCCGCTAGTTTCATCTACCATCTCAAACTGAAACTTAAGTATTCTAAATTCTTGATCAGGATTTTGGTCTATTATGTCACTAAATAACTGTTCTAAGAATAAGGTTTTACCTGTTCCAGGTCTAGCACCAACTACGGTGATAGTTCTCCATTCTAATCCATCACAAAAAGCATCATTAAATTTGGGCCATGCACTTTTAAGAGATTTAATATCTCCATTTCTCCTGCCTTTCATCTTAAGGATTGCTTTTCTTAAAGAGTCTCTTTCACTTACAGGCAGCAAAGGCCTGGCTCCATTAAATAATTCTGCCATATTGTTATTGATTTTCTATTGTACTATTTTTCACTTGGTTATACACCTCATGTAATAATGTAATTAGCAATTCAATTAGGAAATACTTCCAAAAAGGCATAGGTACAATAAATAAATCTACTACACCATAACCAATTGCTGTTCCTAATATTGCTATAATTATTAAAATTCCTTTTGTCATACTACTCTTTCTTTAAAATAAGAACCACCTTCTCCATCAAGGGTTGTGTTTAATAACTGACAATATGTTGCTAGATCAGATTCAAAAGTCTTATCTAAATTTTGTCTCCTTATGAAATACTGAGAGTTTCTCATATAATCATAATTTCTGACACTAAATTCATCAACATATTTTTCAGTAGCTTTTAGGATTGTTTCCCAGTCATAATCATAATTCTCAAAGAACCATTTAAAAGCACCTTCAAGATTCTTGGGATTAACTCTAGCATATTTACCGGAGTTAAGTTTCCTATTAGGAAATATTTCTACATATTCCTGTATCTTCTCTAAGAAGCCATCTCCCATTAAATCTCTAAGTGTTTTCTTTTTAGTTCTCTTGAAGAACCCGTTAATTTCCTCCATAAAGATAAGACTTTTACTTGTAAGTTGCAAGTTTTCATCTATCCAATGATCTTGTTGCAGCCTTTTGCACTCAAGTTCTTTATTGATAAAATTATGAGGTATTATTTTTTCTCTTATACAATGCAAAACATAGTATGTGTTTGGTGTTAGGTTCTCTTTTATCAACCTTTGAAATATCTCTGTCATTACCAAGTAATTTTTGCATTAAACTGTCTTTCTACAACTTCATTAATCTTAACAAACAGGTTATCTGAGTTCCATCTCTCCTGCTGATTATATGCAGCACTGGCTGGATGGCTTACAAAAAACTTATAGTTGTTATCATTAACGGCTTCAGACCATTCTTGAGCTTGTTTACCCATATATACATATATAAGTCCGGCTTCATTCCATGTTAAATAATCAAACAGATAAGCCATAAAAGGTTTCCATATATTGTAATGCTGCCCTATCTTACCTACTGTAGTTGTAAGAGCTGTATTAACTAATAGTATACCTTGTTCTGCCCATCTTGTTAAATCTGTATCAAGACTACCAGGATGCCCATTGTAAACAGTTCTGTTTACTTCATCTAGTAAATATCTAAGACTAGGTTGTAACTCTTTAGTATTGCTACAGCTAAAAGCTATACCATCAGCAACACCAATTTGAGGATACGGATCCTGCCCTACTATAACTACCTTAAGTTCATTTACAGGACATTCTTCAAATGCTCTAAACATTTGTTTTAATGGCGGAGTAAATCTTCTGCCATCCATAGATAATCTAGCTAACTCTGTAATTATTTTATCAAACTCTGCACTATATATAAAACTTCTTAGTTTTGTTGACCATCCGGAGTTTTCTAATCTAGCATACAGTTTATCCTTAATTTCCTCTAAATCTAGTTTCTGATTCATATTTTATTTATTTTTGTTTAAAACTAACACAATGGCAATAAAAGTTAAAGAACTAAAAGATGATGCTATCATTGAAGTAAAAGTCAATAAAAACTATTACTTAATGGTAAAATCAGTTCTTCTTCATCTAGTAAGTTTAATTACAGCTGAAGATAAAGATGCTTACATTAAAGAAGCAATCAGTAAAGAATATAAAGACTTAGATGAAATTCAAAGATCTTTCTATACTCTTTCTTTATTACTAGCTGAAATAGAACAAGTTGCTAAAACCAAAGAACTCTTTGTAGAAAAAGAAGTTCTTGAGCCTGGTGATGAAGGTTATGTAGCTCCTAAGCTAGATTAATATTATAAATCTTTCCTACTTCCACACAAGCTTCAATAGCTAAAGCTAATTCATCTTTACTACAGTCTGCAAATGATTTACATATTGTAGCATCTCCTCCGTCATAACATAATCCTGATCTTTCTTTAATCAACACTTTCATTTCTTCAAAAGTATAGCCAGATTCTTTGGCTAATTCTCTTATACATGCATGCACTTTTGCCAACTGTGCAATACTGTGGTCAGCATCTGCTAGACCAATATACATTTCTACTTTCTGTCCTTCTGGAATTTTGTCCAAAAAGATTTGATAAGCTAACTTAGATTTATCATCTGGATAGGTTAGCTTACCATCTTTCTTAACTAATTTAACTGATAACATACTAACAAGTTATATTATTAATAACTTCAAGAAACTGCATATAATGTTCTCTTGAATAAATTCTAATTGCTGGCACATCCCAACATTTTATTGTCCAATTATTATCTTTTACATCTATACTATCTGTGCTGTATAAGACTATATTGTCACAGAGTTCTTTATTGTAATAATGATAATCATACCCATTCTGACTCTCAACATCTTGAATTAATATTTTTTCAAATCCTAATTCTATTAATTCTTCTTCTGTCATTTGTTTACTAATTTAGTTAAGAAATCTGCTGGATTCAGAACTTCTTGTGAATAATTTTGCCGGGCATAGTCATAGCCTTTATAGTCCATTAAAGCTCCAAACTTAGCATGTCTTTCTTTCATATAGTGTTTGACTATCTGTACTACAATATAGAAGTTATCCGTATCTTCTGATATCATCATATTAAATACATTTTCTACTTCATCAGCAGTAATTAATCCTAAGATTTTATTAAGCTTTAATTCAGCATAAAACATAAACTTTCTATACTGCCCATGATATGGACCGGAAGAATATAAGTTAAAAGTATAACTCATATTGGGATCCGCATTTTTTAACAGCTCATAATGATCAGAACAAATAGCTATACAAAGTTTGCTTAGCTCTTTATCTTCTCTTTTACCCATTATTGATCCCAATTATTTTCATCATCATCTCTTAAAGAAAATATTATAAGACCTGATGATACTAATACTAACACTATTACTATTACTATTGTACTCATAACTATCTGTTTATAAATTTAATTGCTGCATTAAAATGATCAACTATATCCAAAAATCTTTGAGGATTAGTTTCCTTATAATCTAAAATACTATCTAGAGCTAAATCATAATCATCATCAAGCTCCATCATAACTGCCATAAAATGCATAT